TAGTCTGATTTCTTTATTTTCCATAGTTGTAATTTTCTATTATTTCCGTCATACCCAATTTCGGTTGTCTCTCTTTCGATTTCAGACGCTATAAAGTAATCTACATTTTTTTCCAGCCACTTACTGCCAGAATCATATCCATTTTGCAGTCCCCATATCCTGCCGCCAATAACATTTTCATTCATAAATTTAAAATAATTTTTTAACTTAAAATAATTTTTCCCATAATTTTGCGATTTCTTTGGCCTCGTATTTAAGCGCGTACTTCCGGCACTTCTCGTCAAATTTCACCGGCTTCAATTTTTTCCAATCCGCTTTGTTTTTAATAATCAGGTCGGTTCCATCCACCTCCGCCTCCGCAAATGCCATCACGTAGTCGGGCATCGGAGAGACATAAGTTGGAAGCCCTATCGCCCAGTTTTTAAGGAGTTTATGCATCCCCTTACACTGTTCGAATTTTCGTTCGGGCAAATAATACATTCCATAATCGCACTCCGCCAAATATTTATCCGCCATCGCCTCACTCCAGGGGCGCGACTGAACATCGAGTCTGGGCAGATACTTGAACCAATCTGGAGAGGTAACGAGACGCAGTGTGTAGTCTTTGTCAATTTCCAGTCCGTTTAAATATTGTGAGTTGTTTCCGTATCCGGTCCAACCGATAATTTTTCCGTCTCCGTATTTTTCTTTTTTAGTACCGTCCCAGTCCAGAGAATCAGGAATGACCGTCGCCTTGTCGTTTAACATCCGCTTCTTATAGTATGTGTCGACCGTCACCAGGTCAGCTTCGTCAATCATAGTTTGGTACTCCGGCTTGTCCCAGTAGTAATCGTCAATATCGTAAATTACTTTCGCTCCTATTTTTTTAGCGTTCCTCAGTGCTTCAATGGCCGGGTACTTCTGAATGATGAGCACGTCGCCTTTTTTAATCTGTTCCAGCGGTTCTTTATAAATCGGGTCGTTGCCCGGGGGTCCGATGAAGTATTCTTTAATGTGCGGTCCAATGTTATAAATTCGGAGCCGGGAACTGGCAGTATTTTTATTTCCAAATGGTATCGCGTAAATTGCCATGTTATTTGTCGTGTTTATGACCTATAAAATCAAAGTACGGATGTCTCCAGGCGCTACCCTCAATGGGATTAATGGCCTCTTTAGGAAAAGCTATTGGGAAAGAAACCTGGTCTCGTTCCGAGTAGCGGCAGTAGTGCGCCCACCACTTTTCACCCATCGCGTTTATCTCTGGCGTGTGTCTTCGGATAATCACTCCGCACTCATAGAGTCCGGCGTGTTCCTTCCAGCCGCGCTGAGCGTAATCGCTGCACTGCTCCGCCAGTTCCATCGGGTCTCCCTTTTTCAGCATGATGCAGGCGTTGGATTCGTCATATAAACAATCTCTTCCGACGTGGCGGAAGACCGCGATGTCTTTGTCTTTTAAATATTCATCAATCAGTTTCTGGGCCGGGACTTTTAACCGTATATTTCCATCTAGGTACACCGAGTATTCGCTGTTAAAGAACAAATGGGGCATGAGTTTCTGGATGCGGGAATTTCTGCGGTCTGACTTGAAATGTTCGTAGGGCTTTTTAATTTGCCAGTGCTCGGACTGTCCGTTGGTGAACGCGACAAAGGTCGCTCCCTCAAAATTTCCATCCTCAAGCAACTGATTCTTGTCTCCGGTGATAGAGGTATAGACCGTAATGTTCTTTTGGTCCATTTTTTGGAAAAGCCTTTCGTAAAGTGGCAGGAATTTGTCAATGGTCCAGTGGTCCATGACCTCTTTGTAAGCCGCTTCGCCGATTTCTTTTCTTTTTTCTTCGTTTTCAATGAGCCAGGACAGGTATTTGACCCACTGTGAGTGTGATTTTGCCAAATAACCGGTCTTATGGTTCTCCACCGACTCGCTGTAGGGTCTCACATCCGACAAAACCATCGGAGTTTTCAACATGGAGTTCTCCAACCACTTGATATTGCTCTTGCAACGGTTGAAATGGTTGTCTCCGAGCGGCGCTATCGCGATATCCAGGTCCAAATCCGCTAAAAACTGCGGGTAAGTCTCATAATTCATGGTTCCCGGGTGGTGAAACTCCCGGTTGTTTCGTTCTGATTCATTGGCGACGAATCCGCACAGGTGTATCTCTACCTGGGGGTATTTTTTTAAAATCTCTTCAAACGCTTTATTGACCACTGGAATATCTACCATGTGTGAACCAGAGGCTACCCAGCCGATTCTGATTTTTCCGTCCGTTCGCTTCTTGGGTTTTTTCACCTCCCAGATTTTCGGGTCAATCGCATTGGGAATAACCGCAATGTGTGGATGATGTTGGAGCAGAGCTTTTTTCAGGTACTCGTTAGTCACCACCAGGTGGTCAGCAATGTTTATGAGATGCGCTACGCGGGGGGATTTGGATTTAATTTCGTCGTAGAGCGGGTGCCCCGGTAAAATGTCAAAGACCTCGTCATCAATATCTAAAATCAATTTGGCTCCGGTAAATTTTTTGGCGGTATCAATAAGGACCGCCATTCCCTCGTTGTCCACCGGTTTAAAAAACCAGATGTCGCCCTTCATTTTGAGCTCTAAGGCCCGCCCAGCCGCTTCAGCGGGCGTTCCCCCTAGTTTCAGTTTTCCTAGGACCTCGTGTCCCATTTTTTCCAAAGGATTTTTCACTCGGTACCAGCCGACGGCTCCGTAACTTTCTGTTCCGTCCGGCCGGGTGTAGTCAGTGATTACCCCCACTACTTTGGGCATTGGTTTCAGCTACCAGCAAATCCATTTTCTTTTTATCAAGACCCTGGATATGCGGTTTTCTTTTAATGATAAAATTCCAATTTCTGAGTTTGTATTCGCATTCGAAATAATTCGGTTGCTTCGTTCCTTCTAGGGTTCTCCGCTGGGTTATATTGGCATCTATCTTGGCGGGAATGGTCATCAGGTGATGCCCCCGGTAGGTCACCGACTGAATGTCGGGACGCCGACACCACACGTCGTTTATGAACGCGTAGGAATCTCGAATCCTAAATCCATAATCCTCAGCCAGTTTTTTAAACCTTTGATTCAAAATCGATTAGTAGGTCGCGCTCCTCAATCACCATGAAACGATATTTCTTGGTGGCTAGTCGCGGAACCTCGCTGCCTCCATACGGATTAACCTGGATAAAGTCCCCCTTCTTTAATCCCTCGACCGTGGAGAGGACGACTTTTCCCTCGGAAGGAAAACCCTTGAATACTTCGGTTTTCTTCCCGTCAACTAATTCGGTTTCGTAATGGTTCTCTAGTTGTAAAAGAACCCCTTTGGTTAGTAAACGCATCTTGGATAGATTTATTTGTTATGTGCCTTTTTATGACAACTAGGACAAAGTTCCATCCATTCAGACCGCTCTCGGCGGTACTGTTCATTTGGATTGTGCCACTCCGTCCCCCATTTTCTTCTTCCGTGGGGCGTGGGGTGCCCCCCGCACTCCTCACATCTTCTTGTTTTTTTCCAGTGGTTTTGAATCCACCTGTGCTTAGCATTGTATCCCGCCGACTCACCGAGCCAGTGAGGAGAATCATCCCCAATCTTCCCGGTCATGGATGGGGTCCAACTTTTATTTTCTTTGCGCGCCGCTATCACCTTTTCCATGCGCGCTCGTCTCTGTTCTATTGTTTCCTTGGCGATATTTCTTCTGGCGTTTTCTGCCATGGCCGCCCTGGCCTCATCGCTCAGGACCATTTTAATTCCCTTGTTCCAGGCGGGTCCAGCTGTCGCCTTATTGGAACATGTTCGCGAGCAGTACCATCTTGGCACCGACCGCACAAACTCTTTTTTGCAGTACCGACACTGCTGTATGTGTTTCACATGGGAGAGGTTATTTATTACTCTCCCATACTACTCCACTATGCCGAATGTGTCAAGTCTCAGTAATGTTTGAGCCTTATTGGGCTTTTACATTAATTATCCAATCCGCATCAGCTACAACACAGGCCCACGAGTCAACTTTCCAAGAAAGTGTGCTCCAGAGGTTCAAAGGATTTGAAGTGTCTCCGTCGCCCGGTTTCTTGTAGATGATATGTGGGTTTCCGCCACCGGCTATGTCTATTTCCAATACCGCGTCTTTGCCTGCAATCAGGTTAGAGTACGCGACTTCAGCCGCTGTTCCGGTTCCTGCGGAAACATCTGAGTAGGCTGCATTGGATTCAACTATGTCGATTCCAGCAATTCTCTTAATTTCCTGGTTCTTCACCTGGCCAGTCATTTCGCTAGATGTAGCGATATTGATAGCGGTGAAAGCGCCAGTGGAAGAGTCTCCCAAGAGGTCGTAGTAGCCTTTTGAGCTAATAACTCCCCGGAAAGCTCCGCCTTTATTCAATGAACCAACTGGTGCACCGAATTTAGGAGCCTTGTTCTGTTTAAGCGTAAGTACTGCAAAACGCAGGTCAGCTACGTCCAAAGTGTCGGTAGACAAACATGCGGTAAGAGCATCTTTCTGGTTGGCATATTGCGTGGTTGCGCTCGCGACCATCGTGTACATCCGGTCCATATCCATTTTCTCAGCAGCCCATTGTCCGAAGGTCTCGGTCTTTTCCTTAAGACCAGAATCAATCGTGGTCATTTCGAAAAGTTCGGAGAAATCGGAGTACCCGCCGTACTGAGCAACAGTCGCTGAAATAGTTTCAGCGCTGAAAGCAGAGATAGACGGAGTTGTGCCTTCCGTCAGCGCGCCCGTTGAAGGAGTGAACGCTGTTTGTCTGGTTAGGTACACAACTTTACCGCTGTTTTTTGGAATGGATTTTTTAGATGTAAGAAAGTCGTAGACAGTCTCAGCCTGTAATCTCTCGAAAAAAACCTTGTCATAGTAGGTTTGCATTTCTTGAGTCAGGGTTGTCGTTAGATTTGCTTGTGCCATTTTTTTTAAGGCGCTGTTAGACAGCCTTATGGGGAAGAACCTTTTCCATTTCGGACGCACTCATATTTTTGAGTTCGTCGATAGAAAAAGTAGTTTTGGGTTCCCCACGGCTGACTCCAGCCGCCTGGGTTTTGGTTTTGGTGTCAATCTTTTTATACGCGCTTTCCTGTCCTTTGACGATAGCTCGGCCAAAATACTTGTCAGCAATTTGGTCCCACCCTTTATCGCGTTCCACGGAATAGCCCAAATTTCTAATCTCGTCGCGGAATTCGGAGAACTCGGGTTTCGCTTGTAGAAACTGGTCGAGTTTACCATCCTCTTTCTCGATGATTAGCTGGTGCTTGACCTGACTTAGCTCCTGTTGGAAAGCAGCTAGCGGGTTCTGTTGCAAATATTGTTGTTGTTGGGCATTTTGCCTTTGAGATATGACCTCAGCAATTTTATCTGGTGTGAGTCCCAGTTCGGCGGAAAGCATATCGGCAATTTTGGCTTTTTGGCTCAAAGCGCCTTTGTACTTGTCCGCTTCTTGTACGATTTTAAACATATCCTCGGCTGTTTTTCCTTTGAACCGTGCGTCTTGGTCCCAGGGAAGGCTTTGTTCTGCCGGTGTTTCAGCGGTCCCACCGTCAATAGGAGCCTCGCTTACTTCAGCAGATTGGGTCTCAGTAGATTCGGATTGTCCGGAAGCAGCAGTGACGTCCGCCGCTCCTTGCGGGTCCGAATAAGTTTCTGGATTATCCATTTTTGTAATTGATTGATTTGTTAATGAGCGTTATCGACCTTAACAGCTCATGGGCAGGCGGAAGGGGGACCCGCCGGCCCATGAAGTGTTAAATTTTATCTAAATCGTTTTTGACAAATTTTAATTTACTTTCGATTTCATCAACGCATTTAAAAAATTGCTGGAGCCCCCAGTGTTTTCCCTGTATAAGTTTTAATTCCGCAAGCGTCGCGCATTCGTAATTGTTTTTCAGTTCGGAATTTAATTTATGGAGAGGTGCAGCAAAATATTTTTGGAAGGAGGGGTTTTCCACCAACGCTTTGGCGTCATTTAATTCTCCCCACTCGCGTTCCAGAGATATTTTTCTATTGGTAGGAGTCTGGTTGTTCTTGGCCATAGACCGATTCGTTTACCCCCTCTTGCGTCGGGACCTGGAATTGCTGTGGCAGCATGTTGCCGTCCACCGGTTGTCCTGATTGCATGCCTGGTTGCATGCCGGGTTGCATGATGGGAGCGTCAGGAATTAATTCTTTTACATTTTTTATTCCGCGCAGGCGCGCAATCTCTCGGGCAAAATTTCTTTTTTCTTGCGGCAATAAATCATTGGCCATCAGGTTGTACATGTCGAGCAGTTGTTTGGCCATCACGTCTTTGTTGGAAGCGACAATCGTGTCGCCCTGAACGTGCACGTCGTAGGGAGTGTTTTTTACAAAGCTCATGATGTAGTTAAAAACGTTCGGCCGCTCCACTTCCGGGAAGATGCGCATGATTTCCGCATCCACCGACTGGAGGTTGGTCAGGTCCATTCTAAGGGTCATCCAACCAACTCTAGAAATGGCTGATTTAAGCCCTTTTCTGGTCAACTCAAAGCGGTTAACCGCGGAGTTTTGCGCCATTTGGTCCTGGCCCATGGTGCGTGATACGGTCGAAGCCTGAATAACATCGGTTGCGCCCGAAGCTCGTTTGTGTTCATCCGATATCATGGCGAGCATCTGGAAGCCGGATTCATGTAAATCATCCTGGAGAATCACCTCGGCTTCGTCCTTGGTGGCGCGCACTGTGCCGCCGGGTCTCGCGATTAAATCACTTGGATTAATTCTGGAGCCCGGGTCGATGCGCCACATTTTGTTGACGACAATTTTCAGGTTCAGCATGACCAGGTTGAACAAATCGTAATGCATCTCCTGGAGTCCAAGAGTATTTTGACCGATACCATTTCCATAAAACCGATTGGGTATCGCCTGTTGTTCAAAAACAAATTTCGCATAAGGAATAAATCCGTATGGGTTGGGTTCATTTCTAAGCAGTATTGGTCCGTCAGCGGCGTCCGCGACGGTCTGTACTTTCTCATTGGTCCATCTTTCGTAGACATCAATGATTTCAAATTCCGTCGAGAGGTCATGGGGTTGGTCGAGGTCCGTTTCCGATAAAGCATCTGAACCAATATCGCTGTTGGTCGGTTTGCCTTTGGCCTTGACTTTGATTTTATTTTCGTTGAAGTACGGAGAGTTCTGAATATCTTTCACGGTCATGGCGATTCTTTCAATCACGCTCACCTGGTCTTCGACGTTAGGAATCATCGGGTTGACGTAGACATCTAAAATATTGGGCACGCTGTATTGCGGCCGGTCCACCGGAATTCCGTCGGAAATTATGTCGCCCGGTTTAAAACACCAGCTCACTTTTAAAAGAGAGGTTCCCAGAGCCACCCCTTGAGTCACCCAGCCGAGAGCGGTGTCGTAAAGTTTCGGCGAGCGCTCCAGCCGATAAGAAAGCATTTTGTCCAAAATAAAAGCGGCCTCTTCGTCTTCGTCTCCCTCCAGCGTTACTTCCATATCCGGCTCGCCGGAAAAGATGTAGGGGGTCACAAAAGACACTTCGGTCCGCATTTTTGGAATGAATTGTGGGTTCTCCCACGGATAGACATTAGCCGAGAGTTCGCCGTTCATCGCTTTCCAAATTTCAATCATGTCGTCGCGAATTTTTTTGGTCGAATTCTCGTAGACGTCTTTTTCTTTTAATATTTTTTTGGCTAGTTGCTCGTCGGTCTCCACCGGTTCTTGCGGAGCGTCCAACGGAGCTTGTGTTTCCTCTCCTTCTACTATCGCCATTTACTTTGTCTGGCTCTATACGCTGTGCCATGCTTCGCGTAATAGGGGTCCAGGTTATCTGGATTATATGGGACGACTGCCATGGTGGCCACGTAGGCCAGCGCATCGGCTAAATCGTCATATGTCCCCCTCGGAAAAGTTGTCAACTCGTCTATTAGGTCGTCCTGACCTTTTTTAAAAAACATACTGCCTGCTTCGTAACGCGGTAAAAGCGCTTCGATTCTTAAGGCTTTGGATTTACCCAGGTCTTTTAATTCTTCGATTTTGAAGAACATGTTCCGCCTTCGCATTTCTTCGTCCATCGTGGGCTTTAAAGTATAAACGTAAGCCCGTTGTTCTAATCCCACTTTCAGCGGGGAGTAGAATTTCTTTAAATCAAAAATCTTTTCAATCAGGTCCTTCTCCAGTCCCTTAAACCTTTCGGCGTGGAGGATGTACCAGCGGTTGGAATTGTCCACCCCAACCACGATTATCCCGGTAAAATCAGCAGTTTTCTCCATGGAATAAGCCCGGTCAATAGCCATATAGACATTCATCTGGGCTCCTTGGATGTCTTTGGGGTCAAAGAACTTTACTTTTTCAAATTTGAATTTGCGGAACTGGTCGCTCACCGGGTCATTCATGTATTCCTGATAAAACAGGAATCCCATGCCCTCCCGCAAATAATTGGTTTTTATCTGGTCCAGCGCCGCCATGTCCAGATGTTCCGGCCAGAGCGGCTTCCCGTCCATGATGGCCCGATAAATCTTTTTCTTCCATTCCGGATACCGCTTCTCACTCACCAGGTTGTTAAGCATTGAGTCGTAATGGAGGATAGTTCCGATAACCACTACTTTTCCGCCTTTGGCTAAGCTTGGGATGAGCGCTCCGGTAAACCAGCGGGCTAACTTCTCCCGCCGGTCTTTGTTCTCGACCATCTCGTCGTTTTCCAAATCGTCGCAGATTACGAGGTCTGGCCGCCAGTTGCGGTACTTGAGGCCTCTCACCTTCATATTTGCCCCTAGAGCCTTCACCATGGTGGTACCCACTACAATTTCCTCTTCCGACCACTTCTCGGTCTTTAAATCGCCGTAGAACGCCTTGAGACGCTCATTAGATTCGAACTCGGCTTTCAAAGTCTCCAAAAAGAGAGTGGCTTGAGAATAGGTGTCCGAGATTAGTAAAACGAACTTTAATCTCTGGTTGACTATGAGCCAGCTGAGATAGACCAGGTCAACGATAGTTGTTTTGGCGTGGCCGCGGGGTGCCGCTATCGCAATGCGCTCGTCTTCTCCGCTGAGCAGTTCAAAAATCTCTTTGTGGAACCGGGGAGTCTCTAACTTTAAATGGTGCTTAAAAAAGAACTTACCGAATAATTCAATGTCTTCTGAGAATATTTTTTTTAATACGGCGACTTTATTGATTTCCCCTGTCATTTGGAAAATTTTTTAAAAATATTTCACTCCTTAACCAGCTGGCGGGCCTCCTCCAGGGAGATGCCGGTCCAGGCGGATAATCGCAGGGCGTAACCCTCCCAGGTCAGCCAGGCTGGACCCCAGTCTGGGTCACCCTCGAGGGGCTTATCAAATCCTGCAACGCTAACTGCAACGCTAACTGGTGCAACGCTATCTGCAACGCTAACTTTACGAAACGCTAAGTTTCTACACTTAGGAGAGCAAAAAATGGCTGTCTTACGCTTAGAATCAAAGGTTTTGTGGCATTGTTTGCATTCCATGGGTTTTGTGTTGTAATATAGGTCTTTTTCAACATATTGCGCGAGGTTGTATTCCCATAATCCGAGTATCGGCGAGGTGCAGAGGAGTTGTCCAGCGCATGTTGACTGGGGCCCCTCCCAGCAAGCTGGGGCCTTCCCTAAGCCTTTTTTTGCGCTTTAGTGTTGTGGCTTTAGAAGGTGCAGGTCGCTTCTCTGTCTGTGCGGTATCTCCGTCCTAGAGTATAGCTAGGTTATTTTAGAATAGACTAGTTATTATCTACTTAGATACCATTATGTAATTCGTGTATTATATGTTTTCAGGATTTCTTGAAACTCTTCGTCAGCAATCTCAATATTGATATTCAGGTTTTTGTTGATTGTCTCTGTTTTTTCAGTAAATCCTTCATCTTTGCCTAAAGTTTTCAAGGTGAATTTTACCATATCCGAGGCCACTCGCTTATCCGCTTTTTCGTCAATAAATTCTTCCAGCCTATTTTTCGCCTTGGTTACCAGACGTTCTTTGTATCCCATTTGAACTGATAACCATTTGGGCATTTGGCCGGTAAGATTTTGAGCATATTCTTCTTTGTATCCCGCGGACAAAGCGGAACGATAGGCATTGAGGTATGTTCCGCTTTCGGGCGAAAAATAGGCTTGCAAAAACTGGCTTTGTCGGTGGTCTAAATGTTTTTTGCCTGACATACTTAAATTGTAAAGCCTTTTTTGAAATTTGTCAAGATTTTAAAGTGTTGTGGACACTTCTTAACCTTGCCACAGCTTGGAGCCTGTGTTACAACTGGCCTGGCCCAGGGGGCCCTTTTTATTTCAGCCCGAGGCGTGTCGAAATAAAAAGCCGGCCAGTTGGCTCGCTAATCGCTCGCGGGCTCTCGACAAGCTGTGGCAAGGATTAAGAACTAATCTAGTAAGTCCACAATCAGCACTTTAAAAATCTAGTCAAATGGACAAAAAAGGCATAATCAATCTAAAACGCCTGCTTGTCAGGCAAAAAACAACATGAATAAGTACACAAAGCCAGTCGTGGGTGAACAACCCACACTTGACGAAACCTTGGAAGCTGAGAGAGTGGAAAAGGTTGAAACAAAAAGAGAATTTCGTAAAGAAGACTTTACGACATATATGCTTTTCCTAAACAGAAAGCCATATAACGAGAGGAGCCCGAAGTATCTGGTCTACAAGACCAAAACAACGGGTTCAGGATTCGACCAAGTTGGAAGTGCTTGGGAGAAAAAGGATAAATGGAATAACAGCTTCCTAACGGTTTCGCTCGAAAAAGCGAAAATCTAGTTTTTCCGAAAAAAGCGGAAGAGAAGGCTCGCAAATAATGGGCTCTTCTCTCCGCTTTTAACTCGGGATTTTTGCGATAACAGTTGATACGCGAATCATTTCTAGCTTGTCTAGATAAAGCGTTTTCCGGTAGCGTAAAATAACCGGCTTTTTTAGTTTTAAAATAAATAAAATGAGTAAAATTACAAAAAAAGAAAAGCAACAATTTGTTAAAGATTGCGGTAAACTGGATTATCTAAATCTACTAATGTTGCTTAATGGATTGGAAAAGCTTCGCAAAGAGGTCGCGCGGATTGATAAGCGAGCCAAATGCGAAATATCCACTGACAAACTCGGTAGAGTTAAATTAATAATGAAAAATGGTTTTCAATTCTTCCTGGATTTGAGTGATGAACCATTACTATTTTTATGAACGAATTCCAATATATTTTTCAAAGTCCAAAAAAAATCCTTAATCAACTTAATCAAAATCAAGTGGAAAAAAAGAAACCAGCCAAAAAAATGACTATCGTTGTTTTTCGCGGCACCGCCAAACAACTTTCCAAATTCTTAAAACTTAAAAAGACCGCGGCCAAAGTGGAAAAAGCAAAGACTGAATTTGCTTCCATTACATAAGCGAGTCAACTATATGCTAAAAAAAGAAGATATTATTAGAGAATACAACAGCCTAATGCGGTCATATGGTAGAACTGACAACATATTAGATATCAAAGGGGATATAGACATACTTTTTCTGACATATACCGACGACACAGAAACAGTAAGTGACCTACTTGGAAGATTAAACAACAAAAATCAACTAGATTTAACCATTGACATTAATTGGCCAAAAAAATGCGACTACTGCGCAGACAATGAAACCGATGAATGGATAACTGCCGACTTTTACTATAACCCAAGACGCGAAGTGCACACAGGCTTTAATGGAAAAATCCTAATCGCAAAAAAAGAATATGGAAGCAACACAAAACTACTCACCATCTATAATGACTTAATAACATTACCAAAAATAGGAAAAGACTACTTAAATAAATTAAAATATTATGGGACAAACTAAACAACAAGCCGAGTTTTACGACACATTCCAAATGGGAATTGAATTGGAAATGGAAATACCAGACAACCGCGAGATTAGCACCAACACCATTTTGGAATTTAAAACAGATGGAAGCTTACAACGAAAAAATGACAACAGTTCTTGTATAGAACTAATAAATAAAAAAATATTCCAATCAAAAAACGATGAAACAACTTTCATCAAGGAAATGAAAAGACAATTAGCCGACTTCCGATCTTCTAATGGAGAACAAATTTTTGCCTACAAAAATAATTCTTGCGGAACCCATATCCACTTCAGTTTTAAGAACATGAAACCAGAAATGCTTTGGGTATTTGATACAATTGATTTTGAACAAGACTTCTTTAATGCCTATATGTCCCGCTTTCAATCAGAAAAATTCCTAAACCGCATTGACCACGGATACTGTCGCGCACCGTTCCTATACGCGGCTCAATCAAAAGGCGAGGTAAAATCAATTCGAAATGACCTGAACAAAATAACACTACCCGATTTTGTAGAAGAAAAAAATAAAATAAGCAATGGAAGCCGCTATCGGTGGTTAAACATGGAATCGCTAGACAAAGGATTTGGACTGGAACTCAGAGTCTTTCCCCATATACAAACATATGGCGGAATAGAAACTATCCTAGAATTTACTAGAGAAGTAATAAACAAACACTACTGGAAAAAAGCAACCCAAGAACGATTAAGATTCATTGAATTTTACACCAACAAAGTAAAAAGCAAATCTATCAAATCTGAAAAATTAAAAGACTTAAAAAAACTGGCCTGGGATGCCCTAAGAATTTCTGACCGCAGTAAATCCGATTTATCCGGTGAAATAAGAATTCTCCTGGCCAAATGGATTATGAAACAACCAACCCTAATCAAAACTAAACAAGATGTAATTTAATGTGCGAAATATTTTTACTACAACACAACAAAAAACAATTGAATTTTTCTAAAACCGCCATTGAAGACGCAATAGACTCCAATAATGATGGTTGCGGTTATGTAATCTTCGAAAAAAATACCAAGAAAAACACTTTCGACCTAAAACAAATAGAACAAATAAATTTTGAAAAAATAAAAGCCAGAACAACCAGACGCGGAAAAACAATATATCTTGATTATGACCTTAACGATGACAATACCATTACCTTTTATGATTATGAAGGAGTTATCTCCACCTTCACATTGCCAAAAGAATTACACAACCTACAAAATGCTGCTGAAGAAAAAAAAGAAAAAGCTATTGTTGACTGGACCAACGAAAAGAGCATAGCATACGACCCGCTTTATAATTCTATTGGACAATCAGAACTGGGTTTCGTTGACAAATATGAAGACGGATTTACCTATGAAACAAATGAAAACACCGCGGATAGTGTAGACAAGGCCATTGATACGCTATACAAAAAACAAAACGAACTGCAAATCAACCAGTTTATGATTATGCATTTCAGACATGCAACCAGCGGACGAACAAATGCCAATACCCAACCAATTATTTATGGAAATTTTCTAACAATTCACAATGGAATTTTTACTGGCCTCGGTGATTATGATAAATCTGACACCAGAATATTTACTGAAAAACTAGACGCAGAATATAACAAACAAAAACCCAAAACAGCCAAAAAAGAGGAAATATTGATTCGCGAGTTCCTAGACAAAACAGAAGGCTGGTATTCAATATTCATCTATTCCTGGAAAACACACAAGCTTTATTATTTTAGAAAAGGCGCCAACTTCTACCGCGCATTCAGTTCCAATATGTATTCTACCAGAGAAAGCCGCTTTCCTGTCGCATACCAAGAAGTTAACTCACTGACGCTATAAATAACTAAAAAAATATATGGCAACCTATGATGACAACGAAAAATGTCCGAAATGCGGTTGTGAAGATAGCCTAAGAATAAGCGGAAGCACTAAAACTGGCGAAGAATGGGGCCAGTGTTTGGAATGTGGTTATTATTATGACTACGCAAAAATCGAGAACAGATATTCCCTAGATGAACTGAACGAAATAAGGGCTGAATACGAATTAGAAGAGCTGAAAACTCTACCAAAAACAAAAAATAATTAAGAAAATAAACTAGAAAGGTGGTGCAAACATGAAAGAGATATTAGACCTAACCAAGGCCCTTAATGCTTTCCCAGACGGAACCAGAATAGTATTTGGTCACGAAGGTATTAAGGTTAAGCAGTATAACGCGGAAAAGAAATTGGTAAGTTCCTACAAAATCAAAGAACGACCAGTAACCGCGGAAAACGGAATCCAAACATGGAGTTTCGTTGCTAGAAAGAATGTCTAATGACCAGATTACTAACCAAACCAAGTATATTAGAATTATCTGACACTGAATTTAATGTATTAATTCGTGTCATAAATAGCCTGCCAATGGAGGTCTGTAACTTGTCGGAACAAATTCTTATCCAAAGTTCAATGGCTTCCTTGCTTCTGACTAATGAAATTCTTAAAGAATTGGAACTGGTTAGAGAAAAGGCAATAACGCCTAAGAAATGGAAAGAAGTGTTAGATAAGTTACTAATATTTGCCTACGACAACTCAATACAAATCTAAAAAAGAGCCGACCTAATAAGTCGGCTTTTTTATTTTTTGACGGACGCGGCCCAATTGATAAGCGAGACGTGGAGCGTTTTTTTCTGCGAAGATACATCAATGTGCCTTAATGGGGGTTGGGGCGTTCCGCGCGCGCGCTATTGAGCCCAGGAACGATTTTAAAAGCAAAATAAAAACGCAACCCTTGGGTTCCGCTCAAT